GCCGTTGTTTGTGATGTAGATGGAGCTATTGGCAGGAATAGAATAGATCGTGAAAGCGGGAGATGCCGTAGTCGTTGAGTAAATGACGACTCCGTTGTTAATTGTGATGTTCACGATAACTGGCCGCTGACCATCCCAGCCAGCAGCGATCATCTGGTTGTACAGATTGTAATCAGCTTGATCCGACGAGATGGTGCGGAAGAACAGGAACGGCCCCGCAGCACCCAGCAGCATATTGGCTGTTCCCATTACGCGCCCTCCACCGGATCAGGCGGCAGCGGCTGGTTGCCTTCCGCGAGCCATTCCAGATATTTCTGGTAGTCGGTGTTAGCTTCGTCAAGCGGGATGAACGCATTGTCTGCGAGGCGCTTGATGCAACCTGTCTGCCCTGTGATTTGGTCAAGAATGATCTGATACATCTCAAAGCTCCGCAGACGCTATAAGGGCATTAGATGTTGAGTTTCCGCAGTACAAAATACCACCATTTCCAAGTGTAAAACTTCCCGATGAACAGGCGGCTTGAAACCAAAATGAACTATTAGATGCTTCATAAACAGTTGGTAAAGATGAAACATTTGCTGCAACTGCTCCAGCCACAAAAGTAATTGTTCCGGTGTAAGAAAGCGTAGGGGTTGCTCTTAAAGCGACAGGAGTCTGTACAGTACAGTTTGCGCTTGTTGAGGCCGCTGCATACCCAATCGCAATCGCAGGGAAGCTGGTTGCGCCAGAATTAACTTGCGGCCTCCAAGCCAAACAATACCTCTGACACAACGCCAACTCCGTGCCATACAGCCGACGCTCAAACGGAGTTGCGACCGTGCCGACTTCAAGCTGGACGCCAGTGACGTAGAAGGTAGCGTTATTTGTAGAAATTATATTTGTAGCGCCTGTTGCGGTAACAAAGTTACCAGTAGCCCAAGCTCCTGCGGTCCCAGCGAATGATGATCCACCACCAAGAGAGAAGCGAACCTCAATTCCAATCCCATTAGTTTTATTCCAAGTTCCTGATGTGTCGCCGGGAACTGTGATTGTTTTATATTCCCAAGTGTTTGCCGCGCTCACAGTAAAGGTAAACGGATACGACCGCGAACTATTAGTCAACGAGCCACCCATCGTCCCAGTAAGAGAGCAGCGGACCCAGAACGAAAGCGTAACCGTTGATGCACCCGCAGCACCCCATCCAAGATCAGCGACATTAAAGCCTTCAATCATTTGACGAGTGCCAAAATAATCACCCGCCCCAACAGTGACGTTGGCTGCTGCGGCAACCGTAAGGCCAAGATAATTTGTAAAACCAGAAGGAGGGGTGACGCTGCCAGCATTTTGCTGAGCGGTAAACTTTGATGATTGCGAAAGATAAACATTGAACCGATCAACAAGGTATTGATCCGCAATAGGCGTCACACTCGCCCCAGCATTACGCTGGTCAATGACCATCGCGCCGTTGATGATGCGGTTGCGAAGGAACCCAGTCGCTGCAACAGTTGAGAGATTAACAGCATTTGTCACGGTGCAGGCTCCACTACCGGAGGTGTAGAAACAGGGCGATCAGCAGCCGCAACAACCCAGCCATTAGCAAAAGCGAGCATTACCATCTCGTCTTTGCTGCCGGGAATAGGCGCGTTCGTCTCAATGCATCTTTCAACGCAAATGCGGACAATCTCGTCAATTGCCACGCGGCAACGCTCCTTGACAGCATTTTCGGCCCATTCTTGTGCTGAGCTAGCAACAAAAGAAAGGGCCATGTTTTCTGCCTCTGAAAGGCTAATGTTGATGTTCATTTCTCTCTCCATTATCCAATCAGGAAGCCGCAGAAATTTGACCTTGTAAGGTCAAGAGTGAAGGATGTGCTGTTGTTGTTTGTAATACATGTTTCCACATAATCAGATGCGTTCAGATAAACAACTACCTGACCAGATGTGGTTACATATGAGTTGTTGGCGTAATTTATAGCGCAATAGAATGTTGATACGCCATTTACTCTGAAAGTAAATTCAGGTCCGGTTGAGCCGGATGTTGTGTTCACTATTCGGCCACACAACAAATAAGCGCCTGAAACTGGTGCGGTAAACCTATATGTTGATGTATTGTACCCAGTTGACCGCACCCCTAAAAAATCTTGTGCGTTGAATTGAACAACTACCGTTGACTGAGCGCCGCCAAAAGATTGCGTCCCTCCTCCATAGGCATTAAAGGCTGTTTGATATGGGGCTGTGATAATGCCGGAGGAGTTAATGCGGGCGCGTTCGGTGGCGTTGGTTCCAAAAATAAGCGGGTGATTACTTCGCGTTTCCAGAGTTGCATCACCAACACCGTTTTGAAGAACGCCGCGAACAGTCCCGTTTGTAACCTCAACCCATCCACCACCAGCCGCACTGCTTACTGTAACACTCTTATAATTTGCAATAGATGTTGGCGAACTCGTCCCGACCCCTACGTTGCCCGACACCGTTGCCAGATATGCGCTGGTCTGGACAGTCAGGTCGCCAGTCATCGTGTCGCCGCTCTTGGCAACCGCATTGGCAACAATGAACGACGAGTAGACAATTGCCACCAGCGTATCGCCAACAGTAGCAGCATTTGTCAGAACGAAGGTCGTGCCATTTGACGCCGTGACATCCGCGCCAATGACAAGTTGGACTCCGTTCTCAAATATCTGTATCTGGCCCGCCGTATACCCGCCAGCCACCGTGAAGGTCGTCTGACCAGCCGTCGCCGTGAACACTTGCGTGGTCATCGCGGACTGATTGGGGTTCGTGGCAAGGCCGACATCGCCCAACTGGATACCCCAGAAGGTCGTGTTCGTAGCCGGAGCAGAGGTAAACGAAACCGTAGACCCGTTGATAGTGAAGGCCGATCCGGGCTCCTGAATAACACCGCCGAGCGAGATGATCAGGTTCTGAGCCAGACCGGGAGTCGTCGCCGCCCCGCCAGAAGTCAGGTTAAACGTGGTCGTGGACCCGTTGAACGAGCCAGAGATGTTATCCAGCTTTTTGAAGACGCCATTGACAGGGGGATTGCCAAGATATGTCACTGTGGGTTCTCCGGTGTGTCAGCGGGCAGAGGCTCGTTGCCTTCTTCTTTCCAGCGCAAAAATTCCTGATAGTCCATATTGGCAGGGTCAAGCGGGATGAACGCATTGTCTGCGAGGCGCTTGATGCAATTTTGCTGACCAGTGATTTTTTCTATGACGATCTGATACATGATTAAAGCTCCGCAGAATACGATAACGCTGGAACAGAGCCAGAAGCTGCCGCCCTCAACCAAGCACCTCGTCCCGTTGTCATTCCAGACGTAATAACTATGATTTCCGCACAAAAAGTGCTTATTGAACCGACATTTATAGCAGTTGAGTTGTATGTTCCACCGCCAGAGTATACGACCATGTTAGTTGTATTTGTTGCTACAAATGTTGGCGCTGTTCTCATCAAAACAGGATGCTGAATTACCCCATAAAAAGCATCTGGTTGCCAGCAATGCCCATTGATGTACGGAGAATTAACACCGTTTGTTGCCACCAAATAATAATACCGCTGACACTTTGCCAGCGTATTGGAATAAATCTCCCGCTCAAAAGGCGTGGCCGTATTTCCTACCTCAAGCTGGACGCCGGTGATGTAGAAGGTTGCGCCGTTGGTGCCTACGACTGAGGTTGCGCCAGTGGGCGCGAAGCCAGCAGTACCTGACCAAGAACCAGCCGCACCGCTATATGTAGAGCCAACACCCAAACCCCAAAGCACCTCAATACCGGTGGTGTTATCGGTAGCCCAAGTTCCCGTTGTATCTCCAGCGATGGTTACAGAAATACTTGTCCAAGTGTTTGCCGAAGAAACGGTGTAGCTAAACAAATAGAACCTGTTGTTTGCACCATTCCTAATCGCGCCACCAAATGTTCCAGTTAGGCTTGAATAAACGCGGAACGACAGGGTAACTGTAGCCGCATTTGCGGTTCCCCACGCCAAGTCCGCAACATTGAAGCCTTCAACTTTCTGACTTAGTAGGAAAAAGTCAGTTGAAGTTACTGAGTATGCAGAAGCAACCGTCAAGCCTTGATATTTTGTAAAACCTGCCGGGAGTGTAACGGACCCGGCATTTTGCTGCGCTGTAAACTTTGATGCCTGAGAACATAGAAAGCTGAAACGATCAACAAGATACTGGGTATTGATAGGCGTTACAGCCGCCCCCGCATTACGCTGGTCAATGACCATCGCGCCGTTGATGATCCGATTACGCATGAACCCGTTGTACGAGCTATCTACTGCGGAGGGCTGGAGGAAGGAAATAGGCATTATTTGGCCTCCAGAGTGGCAATGCGGGCCTTGAGTTCGTCGTTCTGGGCTTTGAGCTCTTGGATGGCTTTTAGCATCGCATATTTAAGGTCTGTTTCATAAATGGATTTAAGAGGGATGCCGTCTTCTGGAAGTTCAGCTTCCCACCCGTCAGTATCCACAAACTCAGGGGCAACTGCTTCTACCTCTTGCGCGATAACGCCAAGATTTTTCCAATCCCCGTCCTGATCTTTAAAACGGAATGTTTTTACGGGAATGGAGCAAAGCTTATCTAAGTAGCTTGGCGCGTCTTCAATATCTTTCTTAACACGAGCATCAGAAAGATTAGAGTTGTTTGCAGAATAATTATATATCCCGCCATTCACGTTGACATAAAAACGATACCCAGTGTTGGTCGCGTTTACGTTGTAAAAGTGATAGGTGTTTGCGTTGACGGCTGTGTCAACAACGCAGCCAGTTATGCCTGCGTTATCAGCCTTAAATCCAACACCTGAACTTACGGACGGATTTGAGCCTCCAACAATAAAAGTACCGTTGGCATCAAACCTTGAACTATTATAAGTGCCGTTGTTGTAGGTGCGGAATACAAGCTGCGTTCCACCAGAAGATGAAGTTATCGCATCAACGTAAACTTCACCTGAAGAGCTTGGATAGTAGTATGCAGCGTATGGATTATTTGTGCCGGAAAGCACAGTTGATATTTTGGCGTTTATAAACGAAGCGTTATAAGCATAAGGATTACCAATTCCTACGTTGCCGGAGGAGTCAATGCGCATGCGTTCAGAGCTATTGGTGTAGAATGTCAGAGGGAGAGCAGTACCAGTGCCACGAACAAACGATTGAACACGAGCTTCCGTGTTTGTAATTGTTAAAGAGGCACCAGAGGTATTTGCAGGATCAGACGAGTTGTTAGAAGCAATTATGTTTGTAGTCGTATTTGTTCCGTTTGGAATAAACTCAACATTAGACGCACCGTTAGTTGTGCTAGTTTGAAACATCAAACGACTAGCAATAGTCGCATTGCTGAAATCGCCCGTGATGCGAGGCGTCGTGCCACCAATATTTAGAACATTGTTAAATGTCCATGTGACATTGCCTGTTGCAATATTTGAAGGTTGCACTGCACCCGCCGCAATCTGCGACGAAGTGAGCGGCGTAGAAGGAGGGTAATTGCCCTGATAAGACATTAGGTGATCTCCAGAATGCTCATCACGACATCAACAGATGTGGCCGTGTCGGAAACAACATAAACGCTGTCGCCAGTTTGCAGAACAACTTTCTGATCGCCGCCCACCACAATCAAGGACGAGCCAGTCGGGATCGGGGCATTCTTAATCAGATAGGTGATGTTCGTGCCGTCATAATGATAGACGCTCACCGAAATCGTGTTGGCAGTTGTGTTGGCGCAGTCCAAACCAATGATCGTGGTCTGAGTGGAAGCGCCGACAGTGTAAGAGCCGATCTGGACAGCAGATGTCCCGATGTTGCGGCTGAGTTTGCGAAGGAACGTGTTAGCCATTGTCCAATGTCCTTATTCAGCCCAACGCAATCGCCATTGCGACTGCGGTCCCGGCAGGGTCCACTTGCAAATTCGTCTGCGCTCCACCCACTGTTGTAGCACCCGTACCACCGTTCGCAACGGCAAGAGTGCCACCCAAAGTCAGAGTACCAGAACCAGTTATCGGGCCACCCGTAAAGGTCATGCCCGTCGTGCCGCCCGACGCATCAACGCTTGTAACAGTGCCGCCCGGATTGGTGGACGAAATAGTAACCGCGCCAGTGCTTCCAGACAGTGTGATATTAGAGCCAGCAGTCAGGCTTGTGACGCCGGTATTGGTGAACGTGACAGCGCCAGTTGCGCCAGAAACGCTAATGCCGGTGCTGGCTACAGCACTCGTGACGCCCGTATTGGTCAGGGTGATCGCACCAGCGCCGTTGGAAACACTCAGGCCAGTTGAGCCTGTAATAGTGGAGAGCGTGTAACCCGTGCCATTGCCGATCAGAAGCTGACCGTTGGTAGGCGTCGTTGATACGCCAGTGCCACCATAGGCAATGCCAATCGGGCTGCCGTTCCATGTGCCCGCAATCACAGTTGAGAGCGAAGCATCTCCAGTGGCCCCAAGCGTCGTAAACGCACCCGAAGCAGGAGTTGATCCGCCAATTGGCGTACCATTGATAGAACCGCCAGTGATCGCTACCGACGAGGCATTCTGGGTCGCCATTGACCCTAAGCCGGTAATGTCCGTGCTGGGGATTGTCGCGGAGGCCGTAAGGGCGCTTGTGCCGTTGCCCTTTACATAACCCGTCAGAGTTACAGCGCCTGTACCGCCCTGAGCCACCGTGACCGTGCCAGTCGTGATCTGGTTGGCATTGATGGCGATGGACGTATTGGAGGCGCTGGTGATCTGGCCTTGAGCATTGACTGCGATTGCCGGGACAGACGAGGCCGAGCCATAGGTGGAGGCCGAAACACCCGTATTGGAGATGTTGAAGACCGTACCGGCGAGGTTCAGACCAGTGCCTGCCGAGTAAAGAACCGGCGCAGCAAACTGCGTAAAGACAATTCCTGTTGTGCCAACTGTGATCGGGAGCGGGGTCTGCTGCACCCACGACGTATTGGTGTTCGCTGTGCCGCTGGTGACGAGGAAGAAGTCGCCAGCATTGATTTCGTTGATGCCTGTGCCAGCCGTGTCAAAATCTGTCGCCCTTGTAAGGACGAACACGGATGAGACGCTACCAGGCTGCGTTATGACGTAGATGCCGTTGTATGGCTCATTGGTGCTGGTCTCATTCTTGATGAGAACGCGCTTACCAATATCTCCGACGAGGAAAGTATAGCCGTCAATCGTCAGAGCGCCATTTGTGGTGGCCGTGATCTGAGCCCCGACACCACTAGTGCCGTTGGTATAATTATAAGCCGGAAGAGCAGCTGTCGTTGCATAAACGACTGACTCGTGGAAGTTAATACCAGACGAGATCGTATCAACATACGCCTTGTTGGCGATGTCGTTAGCATTGGTCGGGGCTGTCGTAATCGTGCCGGTTGTCAGGGTGACGGCATTAATGGTCGTATTGCTGGCCGACGTAATCTGGCCCTGAGCATTAATAGCAATCGTTGGAACCGACGCTGACGTGCCATATGATGCCGCGCTTACACCCGTATTCGCGATGCTGATCGTGCCGGTGGTTGTAATAGGCCCGCCCGTGAGGCCCGTTCCCGTCCCAACACTAGTAACCGTACCCGTGCCGCCAGCAGGAATCCACTGAGGAGCCGCACCCACACCCTGCGTGGAAAGAACTCGGCCAGCCGTCCCCGGCGGCAAAGAAACCCAATCGGTCGCATTGCGGTAAAGAATGTCGCCGTAGGTGTTGCCAGCGGCAGCATCAAGAGCGCCCGAAATCGTGCTGCTATACCGAGCCGCAGCAAGCTGACCCGACGTAATATTGTCAGCAATCGTCGTGTCAATTGTCGCAGAAGCTGCAAGGCCAGAAACCGCACCCGCACTGATAGCAATCGAGGTATTGGTGACATTGCTGATCTGACCACTGGCAAGGACCGTGAATTGCGGAACCTGAGATGTAGAGCCATAAGTGCCAGCAACAACTCCAGTCGGCGCAATTTGACCGGACGGAACAGAAAGGGTCTGCCAAGAAGGCGCACCAGAGCCACCGGAAACGAGAACCTGACCCGGAGAGCCAGCACTCAGAGCCGCCCAAGAAACAGCGCCGCGATACAGAACAGAACCGCCACCAGAGCCAATAACGTCCAGAACCTGACTGGGTGTGGCGTCTGTTGGAGACGCAGAACCAACAGTCACATTCGCCTTAACCGTGCCAGCCGCCATAGGGGCCATGTAGGCATTGGTGATGCCCTGAAGGTTAAGAGACACCGTAGCTGCATTGCCAACTGTGCTGACTGCAATTGGGGCTGATCCGCTGACGCTTGCAATGCCGGGAGCAGGGTAGGCAGACGAGATGTAAGTTGCAATCTGACTAGCAGAAATGCGAACGGAAGTTCCGCTCTGGACGCCTTCAAACTGCTCAGAGCCGTTGAGACCTGTTGCCGCAGGAAGGTTCGGGATTTGTTTGACGCTCATGTCAGCGGCCCTGTCTCTGGTACGTCAGTGTTGTTGTACGGCAAGCCCGGATCATTGTTTCCAGGTGCATTTGGATCAGTGCCCGGAAGCTCATTAAGGCCGTTCGGAGGCTCGCCAGTTTGTTGCGTAACACGAGTGTCGTCATCCTGCGTAATGCGAATGTCGCCGCCCGGAATTGGGATGTTTGTCGTCGGATCAACCGTATTCTGGCCAGAAGTGACACGAGTGTCCTGCGAGGCCGTAACAAAGTCCTGAATGCGCGGCTGGTTGATCGGCACAGGATCTGCCGGCACAACAATTGCGCGGAGCTGCTGCTGCGGCTCGTCGTAGCAAGGATTGCAAACCAACAAGCGGATGTTTTGAAGGGCAGCTCCGCGCCAATCAAACTGCCAGCGGAGATTCACATGATTGTAGCGGAAACCGCAGCGGTCGCATATGGCATGCGCCTGTGGGCTTCTGGCATTAGTTCTTGCCCTACCGGCTTGCGATGCGTAGGCCAAAGATCACCTCCTATGGCCTATAGTAGCCGATGATTTGCGGCGAGATGTATTGCTGCACATACTCAGTGTTCTGAGCTGCGGCAATGCCGTAAGATTCATCAGCAAGAGCTTTGAGGCCCGGAGCCATCTGCGGATTCCAAATGCGGGCGAGGCGATAAGCCAAGCCATCCGCAAATGCTTCCATCCAGAGATACGGGATGTCAACTGTTTGGCCAGACGAGAAGTTTGAGTCTTGGATCTGAACCACGCGATAGTATTTCAAATTCTGCGCAGAAGTTCCATCCGGAACAGGCCAAAGCGTAACTGTCGGAGCCAAAAGCCTATCAAACCAGTAGGTTGTCGTGAAGCCCTGCTGTTCTTTGTTCGGATAGCTCGCGTATTCTGTTCTGCTGACTGGCATGATGATGCGGTCAATTGGCTGACCTGCACCATTGTCAATTTCCATGTAAGCGTCCAAGATCATAACTGTCTTAGCATCGACATTGTATGTAGCTTGGGCTTGAACGAGGGGAACGGTTACAAGCTCCACCTTCCAAAGATTTACGCCTTGGTTCGACCAGCGCGAGAGCATCATATTTGATGCCATGCGAGCAGAAGTCATATGCTCTTGCACGAGAGAAGTAGCTCTCAATCCTGCAAGATTATAGGCGTACAGAGTCATCTCGCCGAGCGAAGGATTGAAAAGATATGTCCCGCTCGTTGCCATCT